AGTGGTTTAAGGCAGCGGTCTTGAAAACCGCCGTGCGGGCAACCGTACCGTGGGTTCGAATCCCACCCCTTCCGCCAGTCCTGCCCCGGCAAACACTCTCTGGTGACTTCGAGCGCGCTAAGAAGCCCAATAACCACGGGCTTCGCGCACAAACCTCCCGACTGTATCGTGCTGTCGAGGTGTGGCATTCGCTCTCTCCAGCCGCATTTTCTCCGGACCTCCCGACTCTGCAGATTTAGTACGGAACGCTTAAGCATTTGATTCTAAGCTTATTTTCGCGGCGGCAGCGCTCTGTACGTTGCGGAAATATCGCGGAGTAGCGGGAGAGCCTGCAGACGAACTGCGGCTTTGATATTGCAGCGCATGTCGAGCGAATCGCTGCAATGTCGGTCACACGAAACAACCACTACGTTCCGCAATGGTACCAGGAGGGCTTTTTCGAGCCCGGCCGCTCGTCGCTTGCCTATGTCGACATGACGCCGGACAAGAAGGTTCTGCCAGACGGCCGCGTGATCGTCCAAAACTCTGCGTGGGACGATACGTCGACCTCTAGAGCCTTTCGGCAGAAGGACTTGTACTCGACCTTCTTCGGCACCTCTGTCAACGACGAGATTGAGCGCCGTCTGTTCGGCGATATCGACGGTCGGGGCTCTAAAGCCGTTCGCGCGTTCATAGGCACGGACGTGAGCGAATGGCACGAGCACTTCCAAACCTTCTTCGAGTTCCTCGATATTCAGAAAATCCGCACGCCGAAGGGCTTGGACTGGCTCAAGGCGCAGTATCCGGCCCTCTCGCAGAACGAGCTGATGTTCGAGATGCAGGGTATCCGCATGCTTCACTGCACGATCTGGGCTGGCGGGGTGCGCGAAATAGTTTCTGCTGAAGACTCCGCCGTGAAGTTCATCACCAGCGACCATCCCGTGACGATCTACAACCACGCGGTCCCTCCTACGGACGCGACGTGCGCGTATCCGGGTGATCCCGGAATCGCGTTGCGGGGGTCGCAGACGATTTACCCGATGGACCGTAACCACTGCCTCATCTTTACGAACTTGGAATACGCCAAGGATCCGGGCATCGGCCCGCTTGAGAAGAGGACCTTCGCGCGCAACTACCGACAGTCCCTGACGCGGATCGATACGTTCATTCGCTCTCGAAAGCTCAACGCGCACGAAGTCGCGCAAATCAATTTCATCATGAAGAAGCGCGCGCGCCGCTTCATCGGTGCCGGTCGCAAGGAATGGCTGTACCCGGAAAACGCCGTGACGGAGCCTTGGAGCGAGTTGCGGAAGACGCTTTTGCCGCCCAAAGGCGGCATGTTTCACTTCGGTGGCGAGATATTTGTCGGCTTCGAGAGCGGTGATGTCCATTACCAGGACGAGTATGGCAGGACCGAGAAGCCGCGGGAATTCCTGATCAAGAAGGTGCCAGACAAGCCCTTGCGGCCGGGCGACTACTGCGGATGCGGGCGGGGAAAATCGTTCAAGGAATGCTGCCAGTCCAGGCCAGAGGCGCTGCGGCCTGCCTGGAACGAGAAGAGCATCCGAGAGCGAAACCTGATGCTGCAAAACGGCATCGTGAACGTCCTGGAGCTCGACTCCGGAAAGGACTGGGTTCAGATTCGCCGCGATTTGACCGACGAGAAGATCGGCAAGATTTACAATCTCTACGAAGGCCTGTGGCCGCTTGAGACCGATTTGCTCGCGCTGCTGCCGAAACCGGACGGAGAACCTCGCGCCGTCTACACGGGGTCGATCCACCCGTCATCGATCACCGATTTCGCGCTGGCGGCTCCGCTGTATTTCGGCGAGCTCATCGTCGCGCATCCATTCGTCCACCCCGGGGTAATAAAGAAGGAGATGAGGCCGACTGAGAATCCGAAGTCGTATCGGCAGGAATTCCTGAAGACGATCTTGTTCTTCCTGAACGTCATGCCGCTCGTCGACCTCGGCTTGATCAATCTCATACCCGACCCTTGCGACTTCGACTTCCATCTCCGCGAGCAGATGATGAGCATGGCGCGAGCACGAGCTCCGCGATTCGATCCGAAGGATGACCCTCGCCTGCGAGGGACGATGGAAGAGGATCACCGGCGCGGCATCATGCTAATGCCGCCGGACGCGATGCGTAGGCAGCTTCGTAAGCTCAAGCCGAATCTCAGTGATGAGGAGGTCGAGGCGGCCATGCGCGCCGGCGTTCAGATGAGGGAGCGTGACCCGCTGGCCGTCCTCCAGGAAGGCTCTATGGAAGGCGGCAAGGCCGGCGGTCAGATGAGTATGTTCAAGCTCGCCCCGAATTTTGAGATGACCATGTACCTAGCCCAAGCCACCGGGGCCTGCATCGTGACGGATAGCCCTTTCCGCTGGACCGAGGTCCAGGGCGCCATCCGACGGCGCTTCAAGGCGGCAACACCCGGTCTCGCGGCGCTCGTGACCGTTATCGAGCGATCCAAATTCGCGTTCCCGCAGAACACGACGGATGTTGTCGATGCGGCTCTGAAAAAGACGGGTGCTGGCTACCCGGACTTGCTCCGCGACCTCTTCAAGTATCTTTCCAATCTCGCAGAGCGCGGCGCGAAACCAAATCGCGAAGCGCAGTTCGTTGGCCGGTTCGCCAAAGTGCACGCGGCAGCCCAGAGTAACCTCAAAAAATCAGACCTGCCTGTGAAGGAGGGCCGCGTCTCTTGCATCTTCCCGCCGGGCGGCATCCAGGACAACACCGTCAACCGCCTGCTCTTGATGTCGAGCTCGGAGAGGCATCTATCGAGCGTGCCGATGGCCTTCTTCATCGAACCTGCCGATGAACTCTTGGTGGGGGCCAAAGGACCGCTGTTGCCATGAAAGTACCGCGACAATCGTTACGAATAGCTCCGCTTGGTTGGCGTTATCACTCGTAACGGTCACCGCGCCTATGGAGCTCGCTTTCTCAGTATTTCCCCTCAAGCTTGAGAGCCGCAACGACAATAAAACTGCCCGTTGAGTGAAATGCGGTGCTAACCATCTGGGTGTCGGTCATCGCTTCGATACCCGGTCTCTGCTCAGGAGACGACCACGCGACTAACGCTTTCTTCAGGTCTGCCAACCTCTGGGTAATCGTCCCCTCCTTGTGACCGTGCGCAACCGCGTTCCGGAGATCGTTGCCCTTCTTCAGCACTTCCCACAGTGCCTCACTAAGATCAGGCAAAAATAGCTTCTGAGCGACGTCGATCTTGCCTGCGAAGAAGCGTCGCCTCCATCTTCTTTTGGCCGCTCTCAGTAAATCATTCAAAGACTGCTCGGCACTGAGGTGTCCTTTCAAAACCGCCAGGATCCGCTCATCGTATTTCTCGATACGCTCCCTCAATGCTTTGCGCGCCTCTTCGAGACGCGGGTCATTTATGTCCACAGTGATACTCCCCGTCAGGCAGCCAATAGCTTCGCTACGAAATCCATATGCGCGACGGCATTGCCGGCGTACCGTGCCGCGGGTAGCGCTCCGCGGGCTATTGCGCCTTCGGCCCTTGCTGCGCTTTCAAGAAATCGTCCAGGAACTCGGATACCGGCTCCACGCCGGTGACCATCAAATGATCGCGCGCCCTCGTGCACGCGACATAGAGCAGATGCCGCTCGGTATCGTAGACCTCTTCGAGGTCGGCATCGTCTGCCACACTCTCGATGCGTTCCTGGAGCGGAATGACCTCGTCGTCGCAGGCCATCACAGCGACGGAACGGAATTCCAAGCCCTTCGCGAAGTGCATGGTGCTGATGGCAACGCTGCCGTCTTCCACTTCCACCTTTTCGCTGAGTTCGATGCCCCGGGCACCCGCTGCCTTCAACGCATTTCGCGCGCGCTTGAGTTGCCCATCGGAGCGAACAAACACTCCGATCTCATGCGGTTGGCAGCCCTCGCGTAGGCGCTCGGATATCCATTGGCCGACAGCCTTTTGCTCTTCGTCGGGGTTGGCGAACACCTCAACCGTCGGCGGCGGTCCATCGAACACCGACACGGTACCGCGGCGGCCTTCGGCATTGCCGTCCACGTCCGAGACTGTGGCCGGAAGCAGTCGATCCGCATGCATCCGTATCTGGTGCGAAGTCCGATAGTTGATCCGCAGGGTAAATGAACGCCCCCGCACATCGAGGCCAAGGGCCTTCCACGAGAACGGCTGCTGGAAGATGCGCTGACCAAGATCGCCCGTGAAAAATAGACCGTCCTGCTTGTCGCCCGATAGCGCGCCGAGGAACCGTGCCTCGGCGACGCCGAGATCCTGGGCCTCGTCCACCACCGCGTAGTCGAACGGCTTCTTGCCGCCAGAGGCCAGATCGACGGCGAGACGTCCGAACACGTCGGCCCATGTCACCGCCTTCTTTTCCGCAAGGCCAGCTCGCACGCGCTCGAAAATCGCCCAAAGAATCTCCCGTTGCTTTCCACCGATTCTTGTCTTGCGGCCGAGCCGGGAAACATCCCGGTACGCCTCCCAGGACTTCAATTGCCACGCGTCGACCACGTCGGCCCATTCGCCGTACAGGAAGTGCGATGAAAATTTGTGACCTTCGACCTCCGCAGCGGCCTTAGCGAGAAGGTTCTTGATCAGCGCTAGCGCCGCAATGCTCGGCTGTCCAAAACGCTCGCTGTAAAGGTCATACCCCACGGCGGGGATTGCCTTCACCGTGATCCGGCTGGCGATGGTCGGTTCGTTCCCGATGAGCGTTGCAAGCCGGACGCGCAATGCGTTCGCGAGCGCTTTTGAGAATGTCGTCAGCAGGACGCGCGCTTGAGGATTTGCCCGGGCGAGATGCGCCGCGCGGTGCAGGGCCACGATCGTCTTGCCGGTCCCCGCCGAGCCGGAGACGCGCGCCGGTCCCGAATAGCCGCGTTCGACCAAGGCGGCTTGAGAGGGATGAAGGAAGACCGCCCATTTTTCCCATGGGTAGTCGAGTGCGCGCTGCAATTCCTCGACATTGGTCAGAACACGGAATCGCCGCTGCGCGTCCGGATGCGCGAATGGATCGGCTTCGACAGGCGCGGGCGGCGGCGGTTCCGGCTTCTCGCCGACCGCGAGTTTCAGGAGCGCTTCCTGCGCCTCCTGCGGCAGGTGAACGATGATGTCGAAGAGCGTGTCCTCGGTAGCGGCGCGCACGTCGTCGACCCATTCCTCGGGCACGCCGAAGGACATCAATTCGAACTTGCGAAGATTGTCGAAGAGTTTCGGCTTCGGTGATGGGGTTGGGGCCGTCTTGGGTTCCACCACCTCCTTCGGCCTGACGATCTCGACTTCCTGAATGCGCTCGCGAATCTCGACGAGCTGCATCGCGCCGGTGGTTGGATGCCGCTCGATCTTGCGCCGCTCCGCCCATTTGTAGGCGGCGTCATGGTGATCCACATAGGCGAGGAGCAGGCTCGAAGCGGTGCGATGCACGATCAGCCGGACATCGGCATTGACGCGCAACGACCAGAAATTCGCATCCTTGGCGCGATCGAGCTTGTGGAAGGAGAGACCCGGCGAGGCCGGATTGAGTTGGAGGTCAAACGCCGTCGTCTTCACAGCCTTCTGCTCTTGCGCGGTGAGACGCGAGAGCGAGTCTGTGAAGGTGTCGGCGATGCGAAATTCCATCCTTGAAGCCCTACGGTCTCCAATAGCTATCTTGTGCCCAGGCGTCTAAAGGCGCGGTGTTCCATTGTCCGTCGTCATGGAGGCTTTCCAGGAAGGTGATAGCTTCGGCAAAGCAATCATTTTCAATCGCCCAAAGAAGCTGCTGCCCCAGCCGTTCATACTTCACCTGATCGGATTCCCCGGAAGCGGCCAGAATGAGCGGCATGGGCGGCCAGCTTTCCTTGGTCGCGTATCGACTGAGCAGAGCATGAAAATCTGCCCAATGCCGACCGGCAGGACTCGATCGACTTTGTGATCTGATCTTCTGCAGGAAGCGCTGACGTTGTTCCTCCTCAGCCATCACTCCACCGCAAACACCTTCATCACCTCGTCGCCGAGGTGGTTGATGACCTTCACTGCGATGCGGCCGGAGTCGGGTTTCGGGAACGGGCGCGACGTGTCGGAATAGAGGCTTTCCCAGGCCTCCTGATCAATCTCGGCCTTCAGCGTCGTCTTCAGCGCCTTGTAGGGATCGTTCGCGCCCAGGAAGTAGGCGTGGCGGACGAAGAAGCTCTCCTCGTTGTAGTCGGTATCGAGCATCCAGAGCGCGATGCCGTCGGTGCCCTCGGAGATCACCTCTCCGGTCTGCGGCTTGAAGACATCGACGCCGAAAACCTTGACGCGGATCATGTCGTCGCCGGTGTCCTCGATCTTGATGTCGGGCTCGCCGAAGATCACGAACAGGTTGCCGGTGGCGGTCGCCTTAAGATCGCCGCCCATGTGCAGATCGGGGTTCATACGGGCCTTCAGCACCGGCACGCGGCCGAGCTTGTCGAACTCGGCGGAATGGGCGTCGTAGTTGAAAGCGCAGGCAATCAGCACGTCGAAGCTGGCATCGCCAGCCTCGCGCGCGGCGGCAACAAGGTCAGGGCGGGAGACCGTGCCAAACTCGGGACCGATGAAGATGCCCGCGCGCTTCTCTTTCTCGCCCTCCATGAATACGCCCTCGGCGCAGATGAAGCGGCCGGGCCATCCAGTCAGGCTCGTAAACGTGATCCGGTCCTCCTTGTGCGCCTGCTGAACGCCGGCCACCTTGAGGTTTTCGAGGATCATCTGGGCGAAGTCGGTGGTCACATCGTCGCGGTCCGGTGCCTCGCGCTTGCCTTCGGACGCTTTGAGGATGTCGATGAGTTCGTCGTTCCAATCGACGGCGAGCGTGCGATGCGGCGATAGGCTTTCGACCGTGAACGGCCCGGCGACGCGGATGCGGGAATTATCGACGTAAGGCTTATCATAGAGATATTCGAACTCGGCCTTGGCAGCGATCGAAGCGTCGATCTCCTTCTGGCGTGCGATGCGCGCGTCCCACCATTGACCGTGAATCTTGATCGCCTTCTCATTCGTCCAAGGATCGATCGGCTTTTCCGGCAAGGTCTTGAAGGTGTAATCGCGGCCCAACACGGCATTGAGCTTCGCGAGCGCCTTCTGCGATTTCTTGCCGATTTCGTCCTCGGCAATCGCCTCGCGCAGCTTCGTGTGAAGCGCCACGGCCTCTGGCTTCCAGGGATCGCCGGCCTCGCGTGGAATATCCCATTCCTCCCAAGGCTGGTTGCGGCCGAGCGCCCGATTCAGTTCCTGCCGCAGCGGCTCAAGCGTCTCCTGCCAGCGCTCCCAGATCACATCAATTTCAGCGTTGTTGGTAATTGACTTCAACGTGATGTGCGGCACTCGTTCATAAACGAATCCGTGGCGGATATCGCCACGTGTTGGTGCTGATCGTGGTGCGGCCTGCGTGACTTCGGCTTCTTTACGTTGCCCTTCAGGCGAGTCGGCAAGCAGGTAGTACGAATATCGCGCACCCATGAGTCGAGATCGCGCGAGAGCAATGGCAACGCGGCTCGTATCGATGGTAATCCAGCGCCGCCCCCATTGTTCAGCGACGTAGGCAGTCGTCCCGGAGCCGCAAGTTGGGTCCAGCACAAGATCGCCCGGGTCCGTAGCCATTAGAATGCAGCGTTCGACGACCTTTCGGGAGGTCTCGACGACATACTTTCTATCAGCCGCAGGTGCGGTGTTCGCCCAGATGTTGTGAAGGGGAGACACGGGATAATCATCGAAAAACAATTTGTATCGTATGGTCTTTCCATCTGCGTAAGGTTCGATTCGATTCGACCTAGCGAGTCGATCAAGGCCTATCCGCGGCGACTTCCAAGACCTTCCTGGTGGTGGATCAAATTGCCGTCCCTGGAACGGGAACCTGTAAAGCCCAGTGGCGAAAATGCCTGCGGGATAAAGAGCGGATAGCTGATAAAGACGTGCTCCAGCAGGATGAGGCTCTTTTCCGTCGATCTGCGAGCGGCTCAGAGTTCCCGACACAGCGTTCGGCAATTCAAAACGATTCCAGTGACTGTCGCCGGTAATGTCAGTCTGCTCAAAGATGGCCCTGAACTTAAGCTTCTCGATATCTCTTGCGTAGAAGAGAATGTAATCAAAAATTCCCTCAATATACCGCCCGCCCAAAGTCATGTTCTTTTTTCGAAAGACAATCTCCTCCACGAAATTCTGGGCGCCAAATACCTCATCGAGCAGCGCACGAATTCGATGAGGATTTTCGCTGCCGATTTGCACAAAGATTGATCCGCTCTCGTGCAGCAGGTCGCGCGCGACCGTGAAGCGATCGCGTAGATAGGTCAGATATGAATGAATGCCATCGCGCCATGTGTCGCGGAAAGCACGCACCTGCTCCGGCTCGCGCGTGATGTGATCCTTTGCGCCGTCTTTCACTTCATTTGTTGTCGTTGACCACTGGAAATTCGAGTTGAACTTGATGCCGTAGGGCGGATCGATATAGATGCACTGCACCTGACCGCGCAGGCCCTCGCGTTCGGCGAGGCTTGCCATCACCGAAAGCGAGTCGCCGGAGATCATCCGGTTCGACCAGTGCGCGGCGTGCTGATAGAACTCGGTCGCTGCTTCCTTATCTCGTAGCCCATTGAAGTCGGCGAACAAGTCGACCGTGTCACCGGCCTCTTCGTCCGCGCTCTCTTTCGTCTCGCGCTTCAGATCGTCGATGATGACCTTGGGATGGACCTTTTCCTGAATGTAGAGGGGCGGCGCCGAGACGATGAGATCGGACCAGTCCTGCTCATCCTTGCCGCGCCAGACCAGCTGCGGATCGAGATCCCGGTTGCGCCGCTCATAGGCGAGCTGGACCGGGGTCTTGTCCTCCTCGCGCATCACGCTCTCGAATTCCGCCGTCGGGATGTTCAGCCGCTTGGCGGCTTGATGCTTCAGCGCCGCGACTTCGATCGCCTTCTTCGCCATACGTCCAGCCCCTCTCCTTACGCCGCCGCGCTTGTCGCGCCGGCAGCGCAAAGCCCGTCAATCAGCTTGTTGAATTCGGTTTCGATCTCATAGACCGCAGTGAATTCGGCAAAGGCCCAGCGCCCGAACTTGCCGAGATTGTTCACGCCCGGCACCCAATAGGAACGCATGGTGTTCGCCTTCTCCTTGGCATTCTCGCCGCGGAAGCCCTTGATCTCGACGATCAGATTGAGCGGTTCGGGAATTCCCTCTTTGGAAGACTTCCCATCGTTCACCTGCACGATGAAATCGGGAATGTACTTCTTCGGGCTTGAGCCCATGAGATACGGCACTTCGAGGCCGAGGTTCTGGTTCTTGACATAAGCGCGCACCTTGGGATGCGCCTCGGCGACGCGGCAGAACTCCGCCTCCCAGTCGCTATCGCAGATCACCCAGTTGATGTGACACTTCGGCGGCGGGCCGTTCGTCTGCCAGCGCGTCTCCTTGGACGTGGTGAAGTTCACATAGGCCGTAGAGCCCGTCGGATTGTAGGCGTCGAGGATCGCCTTCACCGGATTCTCGCCGACCAGCGACAGCGTGATGGCCGCCTTGATCCGCTCGGTCGCCATGTCGGCGATTTCTTTGTAGAGGAGCTGTGCCGGATAAGTGCCACCCGAGCACTTTAGCCAGCCGCCTTCGAGCCACTGCCGCGTGATCCGCTTGAGCTGGCCGAACAGGTGGAGCTTTGGTTCCTCGCCGGGATCGCGGTACTTGTTGTAGAGCAGGTGCCGAGCAAGGTGAAACAGAATGGTCGACGAGCGCGTGTCTTCGAGATGCGCGACCGTCAAATCTACGCCCTCGCCGATGATGCCCTGGTTCTTCGTGACAGACGGCCCCACCAACTCGGGCGTCAGGTGCAGGATGTGATCGGGGCCGAAGGTGGCCTCGAGCCGCTCCGCGGGCAGTTCGACACGATAGCCCTCGACGCGCGGGAAAACAATTTCAAGCGCGTCGCGCTCAGGCTTCACCGCATGAACCCGAATGGTCTCTCGCGGAGGCGCCGGCTTTACGACCACGGGCTTGGCCGCGAAGTCAAACGGAATGCCAAGCACGTCGGCATACTCGACGTTGAACAGGCCATCGTCGTTCAAATCATAGGATTGACGGCGCAGGCCGCGGCCTACGACCTGTTCGCAAAGGAGCTGCGTGCCGAATGCGCGAACGCCGAGGATATGCGTCACCGTGTTAGCATCCCACCCCTCGGTCAGCATCGAGACCGAGACGACGCAACGGATCTGCTCGCCGAGCCTGTCCTTCTTTCCGACGGTGTTCATGACCTCGCGCAGGAGCGTTGCATCATCGATCTCGCCCCCGGCACGCAGATCACTCGCGTCCTTGCCGCCGCGCTCCAAAATGTCACGGCGAAAGCGCTCGATCTCGTCGGCAGCCATCTCGCGAAAATCCTTGTCGAGCGCTTCGCCGGATTCGAGCTGCGCCGAATCGATCAGGATTGTGTTGGGGCGTGCGAGCCGATTGCCGAACTCATCGTAGTTGCGGAAGAGGGCAAGGCGCCCGTTTTCGAGGGTGGTCGATCCGTCGTCATTCTCGCGGTGGAAGCCGGAGATGTATTTGTAGACGAGTTCTGAGGTCGATGTGTTGTTGCACACCACGATGAACACCGGCGGCACGCCGATGCCCGCGTTATCCCAGAGCTCGAAGGTCTTCTGATAGTGCCCGTAGAGCGCTTCGAGCGCTGACAGCAGGACGGTTGGCAGGGCAAGCGGATCGTAGCCCTTCGCTCCGGCTGACCGTCCCTTCTTGGGCAAGCCGCGGGGGCTCTTCTTGATCTCGTCCCAGAGGTTGCGGAATTTCGGCGTGTCACCGCCAGGCACGTTGTCGGCGACCGGAACGCGCGGCAATTTCACAATGCCACATTCGATAGCGTCCATGAGCGAGAAGTCGCTCATGGTCCAAGGGAACAAGGTGCCTTCGAGATAACCCGAACCGCGCAGAAAGAATGGCGTCGCGGAAAGGTCGTAGACCAGCGAGATGCCCAGCTTGCGCTTGACCGTTTCCAGTCCGGAAATCCACATCCGGGCGGCCTCGTTGTTCTCCTTCGCCTCCTCCTTCTCTTCGCCTTTCAGGTCGTCTTCCGTCTCTCCAGTGGCGTCCTTGACTCGCTCGCGGTAGCAATGATGCGCTTCGTCGTTGATGACGACGATATTCTTCATTCCCATCAACTCGGGCATGACACGCTGGAGCATCTGGCCGTCGGTTTCGAGCGTCTGGAGTTTCTTGGTGGGGTCCTTCTTGGCCTCCCATCCTTCGATCGCTTCGCGCGTGCCTTTTGACACCTCGATGCGCTCGCGCAACTTGAACGCGTGATAGTTGGTGATGACGATCTTCGCCCGGTCGATGTCCGCGAGCAGATCCGGCGGCACGATCTCGCGGTGCCGGTAGTAGCTCTCGGGATCGTTCGGAAGGAGCACCCGCAACCGATCCTTGATCGTGATGCCAGGCGCTACGATCAGAAACCCGCGGGAGAAGTGCTTGCTGTTTGGATGACGCACAGCGTTGATCGTCTGCCACGCGATCACCATCGCCATGACGGTCGTCTTGCCGGCGCCGGTGGCCAGCTTCAGCGCTAGCCGCAGCAGTTCCGGATTCGCCTGCTCGTTTCCACCTTTGATATGTGCCCAGAACTTGGCGACCCGCGGCCCGAGTTTGGGCGCGACCTCGGTCAGCCAGATTGCGGTTTCGACGGCCTCGATCTGGCAGAAGAACGGACGGATGCCCTCGAACTGATGGTGCCGCCAGTGCTTCAGAAGGCGCGCGGTTTCCGGCGTCACCAGCCACTGGTCGGGATTGGGCAGATTGCGCCACGTCTCGACGTAAGTCCGAATCTCATTGATGATGGGCGTAGGGTTGTATTCCTGCTCCTCGGAGGTCAGCCCCGCCTCGTCTTCGAAGAGTATCTGCGTCTGGCCCCGCGTGCGGCGCCGCTTCTTTGGCTTCGGAACTGGCGTGATGAGGTCGGAGCGACGTCGCGTCTCCAAGATGCGATTGGTGGGCTGCCCGTCCGCGTCGAGCTCCCAATGCCGGCCGGGATAGGCGTAAGGCGAATTGAGGATCGGCCGCTCGAAGAATTGCTCAGTCACCGTGCCCCCTTCCGCCGATCGTCCCTCGCGGCAGCCTTTCGCTCCTCAATCCATAGGTCCAGGTCCGTCTGCTTGAAGCGCCATTGTCCGCGCACCTTGAAAGCAGGCAACTCGCGGCGTTGCGCCATCGTGTAGACCGTCTTTTCAGCGACCTTCAGGAGATCGGCAACCTCATGAAGCGTTAGCAGCGCGTCGGGCATTCCCCCCGCCTCTCCGGATTCGTCGGTCAAAAGATGCCAGACTTTACCAGAGCACGCTATCGTTGATCGTAAGGAAGATTTCCCGCAGGACCTGCGAAGGTGTCGAGAGTCGAACGCCCGGGTCGGGGTCGGGACATCCGTGCAGGAGTCAGATTGCGCGTCAGAGCCGTTGACCTGCTCCCCAAGTTGTCCTCGTTTATAGGGAGAATCTGTTCCGGTTATGCCCCTCCGTGGGGCTTGCTGCGAACTATTGCCCCCTGGCGATGAAGCGAAGGCTGCGTTGCTCGGTCCAATCCACCGGAAACCGCTTCATCAGGGTCTCCAATTGCAGGTGAGCCGATTGTCGACCACCGAGGATCGCTTCCACAACCTCCGGCGCTAACAGCGTCATCCGGAGCACGCGACCAACGTAGGACTCATTGATCTTCTCGGCATTGGCGATCTCGCGAATGGTGGCGTACTCGCCGTTCTCCAGCATCTCCCGCCATCGGAATGCCCGGGCAATCGCCTTGACCATGGCGCCGTCGATGTGGCGGCGGGCTGGCGCAGCAGTGACGTTCATACCGCTGGGCGCCAGCACAAGCTTGCGGCCGCCGCGCCGTCGGATGGAAATCGGCACGCGGATGGTGACGGTCTGGCCGTCTTCTGTGATCCTCGACGTGTCTTTCATGCTGCCCTCCGCGCCTCCGGGCGGATGGTGCCCAAGTCCTCAACGAGGCTCGTCAGTCCTTGTGTGCGCAGTCGGATGTCCGCACCTTCGGTGCCGATGTCGACGCGTTCAACAAGCAACTGCACAATTCGAGCCTGTTCGGCGGGGAATAGTTCGTCCCAGAGCGGGTCAAGCCGCTCCAATGCCTCCCGCACGTCAGCCTCGCTAAGGCCGTCCAGCGATCCCCTCGCCACGCGCCACGTGCGCACGATGACCTCGGGCGAGCGCAGCAGGACACGCACCTGCTCGATCACAGCACTCTCGATCTCCGCCGCCGGGATACGCCGCACCGGGCAGGCATCGGCGTCACGCTTCAGCGCGTCGGTCGACACGTAGTAACGGTAGAGCTTTCCGCCTCTTCGGGTGTGGGTGGGCGTCATGGCTCGCCCAGTCGGTCCGAAAATCAACCCTTTCAGCAGAGCCGGCGTCTGCGCCCGGGTTCGCGCTCCGCGCCGATGGGGACTGTCGGCAAGGATGCCGTGGACCTTGTCCCATAGTCCCTGACTGACGATGGCCCGATGCTCGCCAGGATAGGCGGTGCCCTTGTGCACCGCCTGGCCGATGTAGACGCGGTTGTTCAGGAGCTTGTAGACATAACCCTTGTCGACAAGCTTGCCCTGCTTGCCGGTGATGCCTTCAGCCCGCAGCGCCCGCACCAGCACGGTCGCGGAGCCGAGCTTCACGAAGCGCTCGAAGATCATGCGGACCCTCTTCGCTTCGGACTCGTTCACCACAAGCTTGCGGTCCTTCACGTCGTAGCCGAGCGGTACGAAGCCGCCCATCCACATGCCTTTCTTGCGGGACGCCGCGAACTTGTCGCGGATGCGCTCGCCGATCACCTCGCGCTCGAACTGCGCGAAAGAGAGCAGGATGTTGAGCGTGAGCCGTCCCATAGACGTCGTGGTGTTGAACGACTGCGTGACGCTGACGAAGGTGACGTTGTTGCGGTCGAACACCTCGACGAGTTTGGCAAAATCCATCAGTGCGCGGCTAAGCCGATCGATCTTGTACACAACGACCACATCGATCCGGCGCGCTTCGATATCCGCTAGGAGCCGCTTGAGTGCCGGTCGTTCCAGCGTCGCGCCAGAAACCCCGCCGTCATCATAGCGGTCCGGCACCAGCACCCAGCCCTCGGGCTTCTGGCTTGCGATATAGGCTTCGCAAGCCTCGCGCTGCGCATCGAGCGAGTTGAACTCCTGCTCCAGACCCTCCTCGCTCGATTTGCGCGTGTAGACCGCGCAGCGCAGTTTGCGCACGACCGGCTTCTTCATCGCGATGCTCGCTGGTTCTTGAGGCCGAAAAAGATGCGCCCGTTCCAGCGCGTGCCGGTGATGGCGCGCGCGATGGCCGAGAGCGACTTGTAAGGACGGCCCTGATACTCGTAGCCGTCGTCCCGCACCGTCACGCAGTGTTCGACGCCCTGGAATTCCCGGATGAGCCGCGTGCCGGCGATCGGCCGGTCCTTGGCGGGCTGCCGTCGCCGCTTCGGGTCGCCGCCGTCGAGTTCTTCGGCAAGGTCGCGCAGTCGCTCCAGCGTCTCTGCTTTCAGCCCGCCGTAGGCCAGTTCCTGGATCCGATAGGCGAGCCGGTGTTCGAGGAAGCGCCGGTTGTAAGGGGGCGGCTCGGTCTCGAAGAGATCGCGCCATTTCTGCTTGAGCACGCCGATCGGCGCAGTCTTCAGGGCTGCAAGCTGAGCCAGGACCGTATCCGTCACTTCGAGCCTCCATCCGACGTGAGACGGTCGGCATGACTGCTCTGGTGGGCAGCACAGTCGAGCAAACTCTCTCTGGCGGAGAGAGATAAAGAACTGGACTTTCGCGCCTGGAGCCGCATGAGCCCGGTCGCAAGGATTTCGCACAGCTCGGCGAGCCGTTCGTCGGCAGACATGCGGTTTGGGCAAAGGGGATTCATCGGGGCGGCGTCGTGAAATGCGACGCCAGATCATCACGCCACAGCGCGAGAGAACAGCAAAATCAGGTACTTAGAGAACAGGAGCGATGAAGAAAGCACCCCTGCGAAACGCCGCGAAAATCCCAGCCGTCAGGGCGCTCGCTGCTCTCGAATCAAAATGTCCTCGTAGCGATCCCATACGTGTTGGTATTGCCGATGCGCGCTGGCGTGATTCTCAGGCTCACTCCACGCCTCGACCATCCACTTGCGGTCGATTTTCGTGAGCAGCTCAAGCTCTCGATAGCCAATCGCTTCCCACGTCAACGCCATGGATTCGAATTCAGCAAACGGAATACGCGCGAGCACATTGTAGCCGGGCTGCCCGAGGCGGGGCGCATATGGAACGTAAAAGCTCCAGATCGCCGCCAGACGATGAAGGTCCTTCAACTCCATTTCATGATCCTGCTTGTTGCTGCGGCGGCTTCGGATGATCGCTCGTAGTGCTACCGCAGCTTCCTGGAACGCAGCCGGCAGAGGCAGGTGCCTCCTGGCCATCTCCAACCGTGCCTGCGGATTGTCCTTCAATCGGGCGATCGCGTCGGCCCAGAATTCCTGAACCTCGAAAAGGCCTTCTCCCTTCACGCGGGCCTCTGCGCTGTCGGCGAACTCGCGCACCTCCAAGCCCCACATACGCTCCTGCAGCTGTTTTGCCTGCTCTGCGGTCGTGGTTTCGATCCAGCACGTCACGCTCATCTCGTTCGGTCTCGCATTCTGGCGCTGCGCTCTTCCTCATCGACGATCTGCTCGACGATCTTTCGGTCCATCGGGTTGTCGCTGATGCGCGCGATCTCGGCCGCGACGCGCGCCCAGTGGATGAAGGCCTGCGCGTCGCCAGCAAAGCGAGCGCGGGCTGCGATCCGCTGCGCGTCGTAGTAGGCGGTATGCGGATTGAGCGCGAGCAGGTCTCGGGCCTCTTCCCGGCAAAGCTCCCTGAAGGCTCTCCGCCTCTGCAGCCACCGTAAGAGCACGCGAAACGGGCCCATCTTCGCGTTTCCAGAATTCAGTCTACAGGCGTTCGCCACGCCGCCAATCCCATGGCATCGTGAACTCTCCCGACCAGACGCCACGGCGCGCCGAGCGGGCCGATGATTCTTGGACAAGGTAATCGCGCGAGTAGCGGGTATAGGCGACAGCCCACCCCTGTTCGACCAGCCATGCGCCGATGTCTTCGGCGCCGAGAGTGCATCGGCAGACGGCGCGTCGATAGCGGTCCGTATTGCGCTGCAGGCACGCGACAGGCCTCTGCCCGATATGCTCCTGCAACGCGAGGGAGGCTTGCTGGCCGCACCGCCACCTGGAGCCGTCTGCACGTTGGCAGGGCTGACCACTCTCCGGCGCGTCTATTCCGAACAGACGAATGCGTTCGCCGTGAATCTCAATGGTGTCGCCATCGATGACACTCGCGACGCCAATGATTTGCCGTTCCTCGGCGAATGCTGCAATCGCTGCAAGAACCAATCCCGCCAGGATCAAGTTTCGAAGTCGGTGGCGTGGTCGCATGCTTCAGCCCCCGACCCAACGCCACAGCCCGATCACGTTGATGACCGTGAACGTCGCCTGCAGGACGGCCAAGCTGGGCTCCCGTTGTGCCAGGGCTGCGACCAGCCAGATAAGCGACGAGAGCAGGAAGAAAGCGAAACCATATGCGACCACGCCGAAATTCAGCGCAATCAGGACAGCCCCGGAAATGCCGGCACCGGTGCCGAGCCATTTCGTCACGCTCATGATCGAGGCCATGTCAGACCGCCTCATGGCTTGCGGAGACCTGCGGCGAGTGGTTGGGCGCGGTACGTGGTGCTGCCCGCTTCCGCGCCAACTCGATTCGGTCGTAGGCGCGTTTGCAATCGATGCACCACGAGTGCAGGCGCCCGGGAGCACGCAAGCGGAAGCGCTCGCGAGGCACCCAGTGCTGGCCACGCGTGCAGAAGAGCGGACCTGAAGAGGGACGGGTCATCGATGTGCTTTCCTATGCTTCGCCGGGCGGATCAGACCCGCCTAGCCAGCCAGACCACCCGACCGACGACATTCACCTCTTCGGCGATGCGTTCATAAGCCTGGTATTCCGGATTGATGGACTTGATGAGCACCTTCGGCGGGTCCGAGTGCGGGATATGCTCCACGCGTTTGGCGACAAGTCCCATGCCGTCCCAGATCACGAAAATGCCGGGCGGCACCGGGACGCGTTGGCTGGTGTCGATCAGGATTCGGTCGCCGCTCGACAGCAGCGGCTCCATCGAGTCGCCGTCGACGGTGATCATCCGTAGCTCTCTGGGCGGCGCGCGAAACTCGTGCCGGACCATCGCTTCGGGAAACAACCACGTGACCTTGGTCTCCTCGAGGCCCTCGTGAAACGCGCCGGGCCCGGCGGAAGCACGCACGTCGATCTCGGCAATGCCGATGAAGCCTTCAGGGATGTGCTCCGATCTCGGAGCCCCGGCATGTTCCGCTTCATCATCAAGCTCCGGCTTTGAACGCGGCTTGCGTGGCGGCACGCGCTTATGCCGCAACGAGTCCTCGTCCACCCCGAGAAACTCCGACAGCGGCTTGCGCACGCTCTCGGGCAGAGCCTTGGGCGTTCCGCGGAAGATGAACTGGTGCAGGTAGGCGGCATTCTTGCCGATTTTGAGTGACGCGTTCTTCAGGTCGGTATTGCGATCCTCGATCAGCTTGAGCACGCGGGTCCGTACGGGATCGAGGTGCATGGCGCATCTCCTTGATTCGATTGGATAGGAAATTAACAATCTTTTCCAATTGACGCAATAGGCCGATTGTTATTTTCTTATTCCTATCAGGGAAGGCCGATGCGCAATGATCAGCAGCCAATTTCGCGAGCAAGTGGAAGCCTTTATTGCCGCCCATGGGTTCAAGCCGACCGAGTTCGGTCGCCAGGCGCTCGGCGATCCGTCCTTCGTGATGACCCTGCGGCGAGGCCGTTCGCCGCGGCTCGCGACCGCCGAAAAGGTCCTCTCCTTCATGGAGGAATTCGAACACACAGACCGAAAGCGAGCTCGCCAGCGGAGGTCCGCATGACCGAGCGTCCGATCAAACACCTCAATCAGGTCGAGCTCTCGCGCCGATGGAGCCTCTCGCCCCGCACCCTGGAGCGCTGGCGCTGGCTCGGCCTGGGCCCGGCGTACCTGAAGATCGGGGGCCGCGTCGTCTACCAGCTCGAAGACGTCGAAGCGTTCGAGGCGCAATCGCGCACCAACATGAAGCGCCACATCGCGCCGACAGGGGTAAGCGCAAGCAGGACGGCACGACCATGGACGTGTGTGTGATGAGGAACGTCAGCCCGTTTCCAGCAAGCCGGTCGCACATCAGCGAGATCGAGCTGTGCGGGTGGCTGAGCCAAGCCGAGCCCGGAGCGACCCTTGAGTACCACCGCGGATTTCTAGGCGTCGATCGCACGCCGCTGGGGCAGTCGATGAGCCTCAAGGATCGAATCGACCTGATTGATGTCGCGGAGCGCGCCATGCGACTCGCCGAGCAAGGGCTCATTCATCTGGTTCAACGTCGAATCGCTGACGACACTTTCAGCTATCTCGCCGTTGCGCGATCGAGGCCCCGCGGCGCCGCGCTCTCGTTTTCCACTCTGTTCGCGCAGGAGGCCGCCTGATGACCGCAGCCAACCGTCTGGCGCTCGACGACATCCGAAAGCTGCCCATCGGCGAGATCGCCGCGCTGCCGGCAGACCAGCTCGCACTTCTGCAGGAGGACGCGGAAGCAGCATTCCTCGCGGCGAAGACTGTCAAGGAGTGGCTCGAAGGCGCGATCGCGCTGCGCTACCGCGACCGCGCTGTTTCGGCGCGCGCTGCCGAAGACAAGGACACGGGCACGGTACGCTTCGACGATGGTCCGGTGACGGTCATCGCCGACCTGCCGAAGCGAGTCGAATGGGACCAGAGACAGCTCGCAGCCCTCGTAGAGCGTATCCGCGCCGGCGGCGAGGACCCAACCGAATACGTCGAGATCGCATTCAAAGTACCGGAACGGAAGTACGCCGCGTGGCCAGCGCAAATCCGCTCAGCCTTTGAGCCGGCGCGCACGGTGAAGACCGGCAAGCCAAGCTTCGTGCTGCGACTGCGCGAGGACAAATGAGAACAACGGCGGGGCGGTCCGTTTCGCAAGAGCGGACAGGCAATCCTTCGGCGCCCGGTCAACGCCCCGCCGTTTCCCGATCCGACCAACGACCGAGGAGCCGACGTCCGGCGCAAGGATGAGGAGACAAGATCAATGCCGGTTCGCATTGTGACCGCCGATCAGAGATTGTCGGCTCAGAACAACAAGACGTCGCTCGCGATCTTCGGGCCGCCCGGCGCCGGCAAGACCTCGCTTCTCAAAACATTGCCGCCGGATCAGACCGTCTGCCTCGATCTCGAGGCCGGCATGAAATCCGTTCAGGACTGGCCGGGCGCAAGCATTCCGATCCGCAGCTTCGCCGATTTCCGCGACCTCGTGGTCTTGATCGGAGGCGCTGATCCTGCCGCCGATCCCAACGCTTGGTACAGCGCACAGCACCTGCAGCACGCGCGCAACGTCTATGCCGGCAGTGGTGTGGAGGAATTCCTCGTATCGAAGTCGATCATCTTCGTCGACAGCATTACCGATCTCACGCGCCAGGTGATGGTCTATGCCCGCCAGCAGCCGGAAGCGTTCTCGGAGCGCACCGGTAAGCCAGATGTGCGCGGCGCCTACGGTCTGCTCGGCCGCGAGGTGATCCAGGCGCTCAAGCATCTGCAGCATGCGCCGGGCAAGACCGTGATCTTCGTCGGAGTGCTGGAGAAAGTGACCGACGAGTTCAACGTCACGACCTGGCAGCCGCAGATGGAGGGCTCAAAGGCGGGACGTGAACTGCCCGGCATCGTCGACCAAGTGATGTCGCTGCATCTCTTCTCACGTGATGCCGACGGCGGCTACGTGCTCGACGAAAGAGCAAGCGAGCGCCGGCTTGTCTGCCGCGCCGGGAATCCATTCGGCCTGCCCGCCAAGGATCGCAGCGGCCGGCTCGACGTGACGGAGCCACCCGACCTTGGCGCGCTGCTCACCAAGATCAATACGCCAGCCGCGCACATCCGCGCAGCCTGAATTTCCAGCAGAGGAGACAGACGATGTACGACCTCAATGATGCCCAGCCGCAGATGGCGCCCATGGGCGAACTGATCCCTGACGGGACCTTTGCCAAGATCAAGATGACCATCCGTCCTGGCGGAGTGAACGGCTCGACGCCCATGGACGTCGGACTGCTCAAGGCCTCGCAATCGAGCGACGCCAAGATGTTGGACTGCGAATTCACCGTCATGGCAGGTCCCTATGCCCGGCGCAAATTCTGGCAGAATTTCACCGTCGGCGGCGGCAAGCTCGACGAGAAGGGACAGTCGAAGGGCTGGAATATCTCCAAGAGCACCTTCCGCGCCATGGTCGACAGCGCGCTTGGCCTCGATCCCAAGGACGAGAGCCAAGCCACAAAGCAGAAGCGCGTGATCCAGGGTCTCAAGCAGCTCGATGGCATCGTGTTCGCCGCGCGCATCATGATCGAGCCGGCTTCGAACCCGCAGTACAAGGACCAGAACAAGCTCGCGAATGTCGTGCTGCCGGGCGAGCCGCAATACGCGGCCATCATGCGCGGCGAAAACGTGCAGCCCGATCCGGTCAACGCAAAGCCCCGCAAAGCC